ACGGGGAGCACCTCAGAGTCGGACTCCCCTGCCATTGGCTTTTGCCCTCTAAGGAGGATACCTTTAGCCGTCTAGACGGTGTGGATAGACACACAAAATCTCGAGAAAATTAGATCTAAGCAATACACAAACCTTAATAACCCATATCAATGGCACAACAAAATAGTACCCTGACTACAAGTCTAACACGTCCGGGTCAATCGAATAGTGCAGGCGACGCCAGAGCACTTTATTTAAAGTTGTTCTCCGGGGAAATGTTCAAAGGATTTCAGCGTAATACAATCGCTAGAGACCTTGTAATGAAAAGAACACTTACTAACGGTAAGAGTCTTCAGTTCATTTTCACCGGTAGAACCAAAGCCGAGTATCATACACCCGGCAACAGCATACTAGGTAACGGTGACGGTGCACCTCCAGTAGCTGAAAAAACCATAACTTGCGACGACCTATTAATTAGTTCTGCGTTCGTTTATGAGCTAGATGAAACACTAGCACACTATGATTTAAGAGGAGAGATTTCTAAGAAAATCGGCTATGCATTAGCAGAGAAGTATGACAGAAAAATCTTCAGAGCAATCACCAAGGCAGCTAGACAAGCTAGCCCTATCACAAAGTCTGGCTTTGTTGAGCCCGGTGGAACACAGATCCGTGTAGGTACAAACGCACAGGCATCTGACGCATACAACGCTACATTCCTTGTAAACGCTTTCTACGATGCAGCTGCTGCACTAGATGAGAAAGGTGTTTCTGGCGAAGGTAGAGTTGCTGTATTGAACCCAAGACAATACTACGAACTAATTCAGGGAGTAGGTGGATCAGGTTCAGGTGCTTATCTAATCAACAGAGATGAGCAAGGTGACGCATTACAGTCAGGTAATGGCATCCTCGAAATCGCAGGCATTAGAATCTACAAGTCAATGAACATTCCTTTCTTTGGCAAGTTTGGTACTAATCTAGGTGGTTCTGCTGGTGCAACAAACCCCGGCGTAACTGCACCTACAAACACAGGTGACTTCGTTGGAGACGCTATAGAAGACGAAAGAGCTGGTACAGGAACTGTTAAGACCGTTAACACATACGGTAATCTTGACAACTTTAATAACAGCTGTGGACTTATTTTCCAGAAGGAAGCTGCTGGCTGTGTTGAAGCAATCGGACCACAAGTACAGGTAACATCTGGAGACATTTCAGTTGTATACCAAGGTGACGTAATTCTAGGTAGACTTGCAATGGGAGCAGATGCACTTAACCCTGCTGCTGCTGTCGAGCTTATCGCTGGAGCTGCGGTATCTAACTCTACAACCACTTTTGAGTAATTTATTTTTTTATACGGGGGCTTCGGCTCCCCTTTTTTTATTATGGCTTCCACAACTATTGACCTCGATACCGAACTATCCGCAGTGAACTCTATACTAGGAGCTATAGGTCAAGCACCAGTAACAGTATTAGTATTTGATAACCCAGAGATAGGACTTATATATAACCTACTCCGTGATGCCAACGTAGACACGCAGGCAGAGGGGTGGCATTTTAACACAGAAAAACATGTAGCATTTCAACCAGACTCAGTTACAGGTAAAATAGCTATAGCTAATGATGTCTTACAGCTTGACGTATCTGAAGGCTGGACTCGTAGAGAGTATAATGTCGTACGTCGTAACGGCGTTTTATATGATAAGATAGATCACACAGATGACTTTTCTACTATAGAAAGCATTGATCTTGATGTCGTTAAGCTTGTAGCTTTTGAAGATTTGCCTACAATATTCAGACGTTATATTACAAATAGAGCATCTAGAACAGCTGCTACACAACTCGTTGCAAATCCTCAGTTAGTTAAACTTCTAGCACAACAAGAAGCACTATCAAGAGCTGCTCTTATGGAGTATGAATGTAATCAGGGTAATCACAGCATGTTTGGATTCCCAGAAAATACTGTATATCAAACATATCAACCTTGGAGAAACCTTAGACGATAATGGCAAGTATAACACAAACCGTCCCTAACTATGCACTAGGCATATCAGAACAGCCAGACCAGTTAAAATTTCCGGGGCAAGTAAAAGATCTAAATAATGCTATACCCGATATTACAAAGGGTTTATTTAAAAGACCGGGTGGTAAACGGGTAGGCACAAGTCCTTTAGCGTCAGTACAAAGTGGCGGTTCGTGGTTTCACTATTTTCGTGATGAAGCTGAAGGAGCTTACATAGGACAAGTAGCAGATGATGGTCAAGTCAGAGTCTGGAAAGCTAACGGTGATAATGCCGGTGCTCCACAGACTGTAGTATATGGCACAGGTCAGCAGTCTGCTATACAAGGTTATTTACAAACATCTAACCCAGAGAACTTACAATTCTTAACAATTAATGATACTACATTTGTAAACAACAGAGACATTACTAGAACAGAAACAGCAGTTGCAACTACAGGTACAACTACAGCATATAACCATCCTCACTTTGGTTTTATAGAAATATTACGTACAGAAAATGGTAGGCAGTACGGAGTTAATGTACACGGAAATAACACAGAAGTTACAACACTTAAACGGGCTACTGCAATTAAAGTTGCAGGGCATAGTATACACGAAGGTGATGGCACAGGTCATTGTCCCGCTATAGGTACAGAAGTTTTTGATGCTACAACTGTTTCTACTGGTTATTCTGCTGCTTCAAATATACACCATATTCAACAAGATGCACAGAGTGTTGTAGTAGGTAAAGATAACTTAATATTTCGTGTCACACAATTAGGTCAGCAAGGTGTTAGTCCTAACTATAGTGCTAATACAAACGGCCCCGGTGGTACTAACTACAGATGTAGCTATAATGTTGAATCTAATCTACTTCATGGTGGAGAGGGTTGGCATGAAGGTGATGCAATACGGGTGCTTCCAGAGTCTGCTGTTGGCACTGATGCTAGTGGAAACGATGCTTTTGTAGATATAATCGTAACTGACACTGAAGAGACTCAACTTAACGCTACAGTTAATATCATTGAACCGACATTTACTGGTAATGTTACTTCGGGTAGTAACGTAATTACAAATATAAGCTTTACCTCGTCAGGACATACTGTAGACAATCTTAAACCCGGTTCAGTTATAACACAACCAACAGGTACAAATACTTTAGGAGCTGGTACTATTGTAGTTGATAAAGTTTTGAGCACAACCAGTATTACAGTAAATACTAATTTTACAGCATCCGGTACTGGTGTAGGTTACAAAGCCAAAGTTACAGGTGATGGCCTCATCAGACCAGCTGCAACACCTTTTGAAGCTGACACTGCTGTTACAGCTGACACTATTATTGGTGGCTTGTTAACAGAATTAAACGCAATTACTGGTATAACTGCCGAACATATTGGTACAGGTATTTATTTGTATTCAACCACCACACAATTTACTATAGATGTAGCTGAAGAAGATTTGATGAGATGCTTTCAATCTTCTGTTAATGACGTACAAAATTTACCCAACCAATGTAAACATGGGTATATTGTAAAGATTGCTAACTCTAGAATGTCAGATGAAGATGATTACTATTTACGCTTTGTCGGAGAAAATGGTAAAGATGGGTCAGGTTCATGGGTAGAATGTGCAAAGCCGGGTATAGTACTAGGTTTTGATAACGCAACAATGCCTTTAGTTATACAACGTACAGGTATAACTGGGGCTGGAACAGCTAGTGAAGTAGCTACATTTACTGTTAAACAGTTTGACTACGAAAATAGAACTGTAGGTGATGACACAACTAACCCTATGCCTAGCTTTGTAGGTAATCGTATAAACAAAGTATTGTTTTTCCGTAATAGATTAGCATTTCTATCAGGTGAAAATGTAATACTTTGTCGACCGGGTACGTTAGGACTTCCTGACTTCTTTAATGAAACATCTTTAACAGTATCAGCTGCTGACCCTATAGATATATCATGTGCATCTATGTTCCCATCTGATTTATTTGATGGCATAGAACTAAATACAGGACTTGTAGTTTTTAGTACAAACCAACAATTTTTACTATCTTCTGATGATACTGTACTAAACCCTGATACAGCTAAACTACGAAGTATATCTACATTTAATTACAACAAGGTAATAGCACCTATATCACTTGGTACAACCATAGGTTATATTGACAACTCAAACAAGTTTAGTCGATTTAATGAGATGGCTAATGTAGCAAGAGAGGGTGAACCAAATGTTGTAGAAGTTAGTAAAATTGTACCATCATTATTACCTAAAGACATTGATCTTATAACTAACTCTAGAGAAAACTCTATGGTATTGTTTGGTAAAACTGGGTCAAATACTGTCTTTGGTTTTAGATACTTTCAAGTTTCTGACAAACGTACACAAGCTGCATGGTTCAAGTGGTCATTTAAAAATAACTTAATATATCATTTTATTATAGATGATGAATACTTTTACCTAGATGAAAACTATTTTTTACATAGTGTAAAGTTAATACAAGATGACACAGATCCTAGTATTGTAGAAGATAACACAGACTTTCAGATCAACATAGATAACCATACTGATGTTAGTGGTGGGGTATTTGATGAAGTTACAATGTTAACTACATTCTCAGGTGTTACTTGGTTAAGTAGTGTAACAAATCCATTTACTAATTTAGTTGTAGTTGATACAAATACAAACGCTAGCCGTGTAGGTAGGTACGGTAAACCAACTTCTACAGGAGCTACAAGCTTTACACTACCGGGAGACTGGTCAGGTGTCACGTTAAAAATAGGTTACATTTATGAATACAATGTAAAGCTACCAAGAATATATCCTACAACACAACAAGGAGAGTCAACTAGATCTGATCTTAACTCATCACTTGTAGTACATAGAGTTAAGTTTCACTTTGGTAAGATAGGACTGTATGAAACTACATTAGAACGTGTAGGTAAACAGGATTACAAAGAGGTATATGAGTCAAGTATTCTAGATGAGTATGATGTATCAGATGCACCATACTTAGATGAATATGTCAAGACTGTACCAGTATATGAAAAAAATATGAACGTAGATATAATACTTAAATCAAGTCATCCAGCACCAGCTACGCTACGAGCTATGTCATGGGAAGGAGACTACTCACCCAAATATTACAAACGTGTCTAAATACATTCACCCAATAACTTTTGAGGCTGCCCTAGAGGTGGCCTCTAATTTACGCCCAGAAGACCGTAAAAAAATC